GCGACGTCCGTCCGTTCGCTGCTCCACGCTTCGCGCCGCGCCCTCGCTTGCAGGGCGTTCGGGTTTACCCCGTATTTTGCGGCAAGCTTCCGCGTCGAAATGCCTCCGGCGATATACTCCGCACGGATGGCGTTCCAATCCGCGCTTTTCGTATCTCGTGGCATTTCCTTTCCTCGCTTTCCTCCTTGCGCGCTTCCGTGTCTGTGATAAATGGCAGAGGAACGTGGTGTCGATCCACGGTAAAGCGGGTCAAAGCCGCTTGCACTCCCGTTGTGCTATTCCTCTATGATAGTCCCGCGCTGGTGCGCCCGAAGGCGTCGCTGGATCTGTTCGATGTGTAGGCGACGCCGGTTTCGGGAAAGAGGGCAAAAACCCGACCTAACGCCGCCAAAAACACCGAAGACGCGGTCGGAAAGCCGCGTCCTCGTCGGATCACATGACAAAAGGTGCCTCTCGACACCTCTTGCACAATATCATTATACCACGTTATTTTGGGTTGTAAAGGGAAATTTTCGCATTTTCGGCGGTTTTTTTCGCCGTTCGTGTTTCATTTGGTCGCGTTTGAAATTGCACCATTTTCGGCACGTCTTCGCGCGCTTGCAGTTTTCGCATGGATTCAAAATAGCGTACCTTGCGCGGTCTCGCGCTCTATCCTTTCTGTTGACATTCTGTAATAGTCCTCGTCGATTTCCCAACCCCACGCCTCGAAGCCCATGCGCGCGCACGCGATAAGGGACGATCCGCTGCCGACCATTGTGTCGAGGATTTTGTACCCTGGCTTCGCGTATTTGTCCAAAAGCCACTCGTAGAGCCGGACGGGCTTCTGCGTCGGGTGTATGCGTTGGTCGTTCGCGCTGCCTTGCGGCGCGCATTCAAACCACTTTGCGTTGTCGTTGAACGACGTCCAGGCATACTCGCACATTGCCATAGAAAAGTTTTCCGAAATGGACAGCTTGCGCCATACAAGGAAACATCTCGTCGGCGGGAGGTCGAAGTAATTGCCGCCCCAAATGATTTGGTCGCGTGAGACACGGAAAAGCTCGTCAAAATACTCATTTCCTGGAGAAGTGTACAACACAATGATTTATTTACCGTACTTTGTCGCACAAGTTCCTCCGGTTCGGGTGAGGTCGTACCCCCCCCGCAAAATTGTATATCTTTCCTGTCTGCCGCTGTTGTTGAACCGGACAAACTTTCTTGTACCGGTCGAACCACGTTCCGAAGCGGTTGTACCGGCGAGCGGTACCGGTCGAATCGTCCTCCGAATCTTTCCTTGCCGCTCCATACCCCCCCCGCGTCCCCGTATGGCGGGTCGACGACTGCAAGGTCGAAAAACCCGTCGGGAAATTGTTTCATTCCGTCGATGCAGTCGCCGAGTGTGTAGTGGATTGTGTCAAGCATAGCCGTCTCCTAAAATGTATGTCCTTATAAATCTGTTTGCGTATTGCGGGTGTATCATGCTCCGAATGACTTGCCGGTCGATACCGTCGACGTTCGTTTGATCTTCGATGCTTCGCCGCTGTGTCGGCTCTATTGGCTCAAATACGAACCCCTGCTCCGGCTCGCAATTTACAAACCAGTATTGCGTCGGTTTCTTGTAATAGTCGCCGTTCAAAGTCCTGTCGTCGTCCGTGATCTTCGCGCGGATCGGAAAGTACCGCTTCATATAGTGCATTTTCCCGTTTGGGTTTTCAACTATAAGGCGAATACCGCGCCGGAGGCATACGATAAAGAGTTTTGTCCATAGTTCGTACATTGTCGAAAGTTCTTCATGCAGCCGCAGCGAGTTTTCTGCTTTCCGTTCGTCGCTCCAATTCTTCATAGCGCAATGATTTCCGGCAAAATGCAGCTGTATTTGATCTTCAAACCGTACGCACGGAAAAAACGCGATAACGAGGTCGTCTGCGCCGATCTCGTCGAAAATCGACGGATTGTTGCAATACCCCCCCGAATCTCCGAAAACAAGTCTATGACGTGGTCTGTTTCTCCGAAGTCGTTGCGGATGTCGTAATCCTCGGCGGGGACGCCCAGGCGCACAAACTCACGTTTGAACGTCCCCGACTGCTCGAAGAAACAAAACGCTTTCCGTACGTTCATAGTTCCATCGTATATGCGAAGCCGTTGTCTTCCAGGAACGCGACGAGCGCGGAAATCTGCGTTTGCGTGGCGTCCTTCACCGCGAAGGTAAAGTCGAAAACCTCGCCGGTTTCCTCCACGTCCTCGAAAAGACCGCCGATAAAGCACGGCTCCGGCTCCGTCGTTCCGGTGATCGGTTCCGCGCTCGGCCCGACGAACACCGGCGCGGTGTTCTGCCGCCATGCTTCGGCTTTCGCCTTTTCCTCGGCTTCGGCGGCTTCTTTGCGTGCGGCTTCCTCGGCGGCGCGCTTTTCCATAGCGGCGTCCATTTCTTCGAGGCGCTTCTTTGTCACGAGCGCGTCCATCATGTTCATGTGTTCAAGGTACGCGGACAGGATCGCGCTTTCGTGTTTCGATCCGAAAACCTCGATTGTTTCGACAGCTTGCCGCGCGTTGATAACGATTGTTTGAATGTCGTCGCGGATCGCTTTGTCGGTGGTCGATTTGTTTTCCCATTGCGGGCGGGCGATTTTTTCAAGCGGGATCATTTCGGCAAACTCGCCGATTTCCTCGGCATAGATCGCCTTGATCTCCTCGCGGCGGGCGGCGCGCCGCTGTTCGTCGTATGCCTTGACCCGACTGTCGATCTTCGCGGCGGCGTCCGTGAAAATGCCGGACACCTCGGAAAGCTGCTCGACGACCGTCGCGATTTTCGCCGCGTGTTCCCGTTGAATCTTGATCCGCAAGTCAGACGCGGTCTTTGCCAGCTTCCGCAGCATGGCGCAATCGGCTTTCGCGTCTTTGATGGCGTTCGGGTCTACAATGAGCCCTCCGTAAACCGCCGCGAGTTCGCTTGCGCGTGCTTTGAGTGGTTCATAATTTGCGACGCCCTGTTCGGGGTTGTCAATGATGATTTTGATTTCTTCCATGTGATCCTCCTGTTTATTTGTTTTCTATATAGTCGCCGATGATCGAAACCGCCGACGCCTCGATTTGCTTTACCCGCCGTTCCGTCAAGTTCATGTTTTCGGCGATTTTTGAGAACGAAAGCGGGTTCGGTTCGTCCTTTTTATCGCCGATGTGCCCTTTGTACCGCATGCGCACGACATACTCCTCGTCAGCCGACGTCCACAAGAGGGCGCCTTCGATTTTGTCCTTGAATCGTTCGAGGTCTTCTATCTGCCGGTTCGCCTCGGCAAGTCTGCCACGGTACCGGTCTGCAAGCGTGATCCGCTTTACTGCCGCTTGTTCGGTCGGTCTTCCGACCGTTGGCGCGTGCGGCATACCGTCGATGTTTTGGGCGTGAAGATCGCCGACGGCGTCGATTTCGTCCACAATGGTCTTTATCACGTCATACAGCGTCACGATTTCGCTGTCAGCCCTCGCCCATTTCCGAAGGAGCCGCCGCGTTTCTTTCCGTTTCATGGCTCAAAGTTCCCCCGCTTTCCGACCGTCCCATACGCCGGACACGCTGCGGCGGTCTGTTTCAAGTCCTCAAGCTGCTTTTTGTAGTCGTCGCGCTCCGCTGCCGTTTCAGCAAGTTCCTTTTCGGTCGTGTCCAGTTTCCTTTTCGTTTCGGCCCACAGGCGAAACGTGTAGGTGCTTTTCTGCTTCTTTTCGTACTCCTTGCGAATGCGCTTCTCGACATTTTTTTCCATGTTCTCCGCGTTTTCGAGCGCGATCCGGTTTCTGCGCTTTTCGTAAAGCGTGACCGCGAGAAAAACCAATATCGCGTAGGCAACGAACGCAAGAAACATGATCCCGAAAAGGCGGTCGTTCGCGGCGATTGCCTCGTCAATCGTTATGTATTCTTCCATGCGCGCCTCCTTCGTACAGTTTCAAAAAGTCCTCCAGCGAGACGGTCACAAACCACGGCTCGCGGTTCTTTTTGTGGAACACGGCGGGGATCTCGCCGGCTGCCGCGTCGCGGAACGACTGCTCGTATGCTTTCGTCAGCTCCAACCGTTCGACGCGCTTGCATTCGATATGCACACCAGGAAGACCGCGCACGTCCGGCGAATCGCCGCCGCCGTGGTATTGCTGCCCGCGCTCACCGTTGTAGCCATGCTCCCGCAGAATCCGCGCAAGTTCGAGTTCCCCGCGCTTGCCTTTGTTCCGGCTGTTCATGCCGCCACCTCTGCCGAAAGCGAATACCGCGCGACGCGCGTCTTTTGACCGTACCGGTTGATAACCTCGACCATTTCCCGAACGATGGCATAACCGGCGCGCCGTAAATCGGTGATCCGCGAAGCAAGCCGCATAATGCCGAGGTCGCGCATTGCCTCCAACGGTGTGATGCTGCCGAAGCGCTGCATATAGTCGAGCACCCGTTCCGCTTGTGTCTGTTTGTTCATTTCGCAAAGTCCTCCTCGGTGAATTTGTAGCCGTGTTTTTCGATCTCGACCGCGTTCAAATGAAAACCGGCGAGGCAGCACGTTCGGACGAATATCCCGTAAATCCTTCGAGCCATCACGAGCGCGCTTTCCTCGGTTTCGATATGCCGGATCGCGGTCGTCTCCGTCGGCACTTTCGCGCCGTACTGGTTCGTTATGTCCCGCCTATTCATTTGCCGCACCGCCCTCCGTGAGCATTCCGGCGCTTGCGTTCGCAATCAGTTTTCGGATCGTGTCCGGCAACTGCGCCCTTTCGCGTTCGCGCTGCAACTCGGTTTCGTACGCCTTCAAGAATTGCGACCGTGCGACCGACAGCACCGTCACGTCCTCGGCAAGCCCCCATTCTTTGAGCTGCGCGGGGCTTCCGACAAGGCGTTGACATATCGGAGGCAGCTTCGCAAACTCCTCGCTCGCGCGGTACCCGCTGTTGCGGATCGCGTACGATACGCGGTTCCACGCCATGACGGCGCTTTCCTCGGTGTTCTGCGGCTGCGTCAGCTCGACGACGCCACGCCGTAGTTCCGCAATGCTCGGCGGGTATGCGCTTTTCG